CATAGCAAAAGAATGGAATATTACAGTAGTACCAACTATTATAGTATTAAAAGAAGGTAAAGAAGTTAAAAGATTTGAACCTGGTATTAGTATGAGTTTTAATGAAAAAACTATTATAGAAAGTATTAGGAAAGAAGTTAGATAAGGTTTATATTTGACATCATGCGTGGAGTAGGACAACAAGTTAGAAAAACTAATGGCAAAAAAAAGACTCGGCAAGGTATGTCAAACAATACTAAGTTCGGTAATAAGTTAAGTAAAAGATATAAAAAACGTAGTAGGGGACAAGGGTAATGAGTAGACAAAAAGATTCAAGACTTGCTAGAGTTGGTGTGTCAGGATATAATAAACCTAAACGCACACCTAGTCATCCTACCAAATCGCATGTAGTTGTAGCTAAATCAGGTACACAAATAAAAACTATAAGGTTTGGACAGCAAGGTGTTAAAACAGCAGGTAAACCTAAAGCAGGTGAATCTAATAAACAAAAAATGCGTAGAAAAAGTTTTAAAGCAAGACACGGTAAAAATATAGCAAGAGGTCCAATGTCAGCAGCATATTGGGCAAATAAAGTTAAATGGTAAAAGGAGGGCGTTATGCCACGAGGTAAAGGAACATATGGTAGTCAAGTCGGTAGACCAAAAAATAGTACTGACAATTATGCACAAACAAAAACGGGTAAAGGTTCAAATAGTACAGATAATATGAATGACGGAGCTATTGATAGAAGTTTAAGTTCTTTTTTATCAAATAGAACTGAGGAAGCTATTTTAAGGAAACTTAAAAAAAGCGGTGCAAAAATGCCATCAGAGCATAAAAACAAACCAAACAAACCAAAATCTAAGTTTACAAAATTATATGAAGCTAAGATGGGTAGAAAAACTAAAGACGGTAAAATAGTGAGGGATTACTAATATGGCTAAAACAGTAAGTTGGATGTGGGGTGGCAAACGTTATAAGGGAAGTCTTATAAGAGAAACCAAAACACATAAGTTTGCTAGAACGCATAATGGTAAAATAAAAAAGATAAAGAAAAAATAATTACTAACAATAACAGGAGACCAGTAGAATGGCAAAAGAAGCAAAAGTAGACCTAAAGCAAGAAGCACAAACCAAGATGGAATCAATGGTTGAACAACACAATGCACTTGTGCAGGAGTTACAGGGAGCTAACGAAAGATTAGCTGAAATTAAACAAATGATTATTGAACACCAAGGATATATGAAAGGCCTTGAAGCGTGTGAAGAATCATGTGAACCAGGAGAAAAATAATGGGACCTATATTAGGAAAGTTACTTGCAAAGCTAGGTACTGAAAAAGTACTGAAAGCTATCGTATTACATTTAGGAGAACACTTAGTTGCTAAGTCTTCAAATAAATTAGATGACAAGCTATTTGCAGAAATTAAAAAAGCACTTAAATAAGAATTAATAATAGGAGGTTTCGTTGAAACTTAAAAAACGTGGAATTGTAATACCTGACCAGCATTACCCTTTAGAGGATAGAGCTGCAGTTGAATGTGTTAAGAAAGCAATACTAAAAGTAAAACCTACGGTTTTTGTTAATTTAGGAGACGTAGGAGAGTGGGAATCTTGTTCTGCTTGGAGATATAAAGACAAGAAGTTACCACCACTAGAGTTTCAACTACCTATTGTAGATGAAGACATTAGATTAGTAAATGAAGGATTAGATGAATGGGATGAAGTACTTGAAGAAATCGGATGTAAAGAAAAGTATTTACTACAAGGTAACCACGATATCTGGCTGGATAATTTTGCTAATAAGTATCCTTATCTTGATAACTACAAGTTTTTTGAAGCGTGTAGGATTAAAGAAAGAGGATACAGGTACACGGAATACAACTTACCAGTCCAAGTAGGTAAGTTAGTATTCTTTCATGGTGCGTTTGCAACAACATACCATGCGAAAAAACATTTAGAGACATACGGAGAAAATGTAATGTATGGACACGTACATGACATACAACGACATACTATGACAAAGCTTAATAGTAATATTGGTGCTTGGTCTATGGGGTGTTTAAAAGATATGTCTCACGAAAGCAACAAGTGGCTCAAGGGTAGATTGCATAACTGGGGTCACGCATTTGCTATTGTTGATTGGTTTGACAATGGTGAGTTTAAAGTAGAGACAGTAGAAATAAGAGACGGCAAAACAAGTGTATGGGGTGAAATAATTGACGGTAACAAGTAACTCTGTCGGGGGAAAGTCTAAAGGCGTTTCTACAAATAGTAGTAGAAGACTATACAACAAAAAGAAAAAGAGAAAAAAGAATGCCAAAAAAAGCTATAAACGTAAGTAATTTTAGTGGGGGAGTAAATAACAATACTAATCCTAGGGATTTAGCTGATAACGAATTTCAAATATTGAATAACGTTACTAACGAAGTTCCTGGTAAGCTTAAAATGATTGGTAAGCAAGACCTTGTTACTACCGATGCTGGTATTAATAATATTACAGGGTTGAACTATGGTAACGGATTGTTACATACAAACTTTGATAGAAACCTTGGTGCTCCTACAGTTATTAATGAAACAGAGTATTTATTTATTAATGATACTGTTAATAGTGAAATAGAAATATTAGATGTTACTAATAACGATTTAGAGTCAGATAAGATTGATTACGGAAATACTTCTTCTAGAGTTGAAATGTATAATGTAGATGGTGCTGTACGTGTAGTACCACACTATGGTAATACTGGTAATATACCTAAAGTATTTACTTATTATAAATTTGAAAGAAAGTTAGGTATTGCTGCTTCTTTAGTTGGTATTCACAACATACAAACAGGAGATTATGATACTACCGATTTATTTATAGCGCCATTACGAAGTAGGTTAGGTTATAATTACGATATAGATAAATTGTATAGCCATATAGAGCATGACGGTGAACCTCATTTTGACCCTGCTGAAGGTTCTGAAGTTTATATACCTTCAACTGTTATTTTGTCAAATATAACTAACAATAATAGATATGGGGTTACTTTTGATACATTAGAGCAAGATTTAGACGATTGGGAAGATTATGTTGTTGATGCTTATACTGTTAGTAAAAAAGGTTCAATGGCTTTTATACCTTATTTTAAAAATCATAGTAATCAAGATGCAACATCGCAAATATTAGTAAATACAAATAAACGTTATGGCTTTTGGTGTTCAAAGGTGTATAAAGATTTTAATGGTATTTCCCAAGAATCTGCTGCTACATATATTGGTATTGCACCTCAAAATACTAACGCAGATGATATTACCCAAATATTACATTTTGGTTTGGTAGGTAGATTAGGAAATAAAGATTCAAATTATGCGGGATTTAAAATATACTGGGCAAAAATTGATGACTTTATTGCAGCTGATGGAACTAACACTACAATAGATGAAGGTTCTGTTGGTTCTAAATATTTATTTTGTGAAGTAGATTTTGAAAAAGGTTTGCGTATTGCAGGAGAAAAAACTTACGCACCTTTTAGTACAGATGAAAAAAATACTGAAGCACATTTTGTATATCCTTCTACTTTTTATACAACTGGTAGTGATGCATATGCAGTAGGTAAAGATTTATTTATTTTACCAACTGTAGAACCATACATTATAGATGCACCTAGTATTATAGGTGAAGCTAATACTGGATTTAAAACATCTACGATGCTTAATAGAAGAGTGTATGCAGGTAATGTTCAGTATTACAATGAGAAACGTGAGTTAGTAACCAAATCAGATAGAGTGTTAAAATCACTACCAAATCAATTTGATTACTTTGAAGAACAGAGTTTTATAGATGTTGAAGTAGAAGATGGTGATAGCATTGTTAAGTTAGCAAGTACAGGTAACAAGTTATTACAATTTAAAAAACAAAATTTATTTATTATTAACGTATCAAGAAATATAGAATTTTTAGAAGCTACATTTGAATATAAAGGATGTCAAAAAGATTATCACGTAGTACAGGGTGAAGGATTTGTAGCTTGGTTTAATACGTATGGTGCTTACATATATGATGGTAATAGAATATTAGATATACATTTAAATGAAAATGGTCAACCATTATTTGATGACTGGGAAACAAATTACTATCACGATAATAATGTTATTGGATTTATACCAAAAACAAAACAGTTATATATTACTAACACAGTAACTGGTACTAATATATTAATGTTTGATATTAAGTCGCAATCTTGGATTACAAGCAATACATCTTTAAAGAAATCTATTAGTAATATGATAACAAGAAATGACGGTACATTACAATGGGTCGGTATGTTAGGAGTTGGTGGCGGTTCAGATTCTATGAGATTGTATAAATGGGATAATTCTGCATTTGGACATAGTATTACTGGAACTTTAATGAAAAGTAAAGAGTATGATTTTGGAACTCCTATGGTTCAAAAGAATTTAAATACATTATATATAAATTATAAAAATGGTGCTAATGTAACTGTAAAAGGATTTGGTAGTAAAAAAGGTAATGCACCATTGGGATTAACCACTATTGGTGGTTTAAGTGGTACGTCAGGTACCTTTCAGACGCTAAAATTGCCTGTTCCTGACGACTTCAAGAATTTAGTGAGCTTTGGTATAGCATTAGATGCTTCAGGAGCTATATCAAGCGATTTTGAAGTTAATGATATTCAATTAGTATACAGGGATAAAGTAGTGCGATGAAAAAAGAAGGTAAAAGAATTTTAGATAGAGTGCATACTATTAAAAACAATACACAAGATATTGAAGAAACAAAACAACAATATGAAACACCTATAGACGTTAATAGAAATATACCTAAAAATATAGAAGGTAAAGACGGAGATAGAAAAGTAGTTAAAGAAGGTAACGATAACTATCTATATATAAAAGTAGATGGAAGATGGATGAAGACGCAACTTCAGGAGGTAAGATAACATGGCATCACAAGAACAGTTAATATTGGCACAACTAGGTGCTGAATCAGCAGATATATTTAAAGAAGAAGTAGATACAGGCTCAGGGCTTGTACAGGATTTACAGGCGGGAGTAATGGGAGCAAAAGCATTTGATGAGGCTGTATACGCAGTTAAAGGAAAATTGGGAATATCAGAAAAAGGATTTGAATCAGATTATATGTCCAATAAATTTAAACAAGATAGTTTGTTAGGTAAAGTTGGTAGAAAGATGTTTGGAATGTCAGATATTTCCCAAGTTGATACAGGCATTACATCAGAGAGTGAAGACGTTTTAGGTGATTTTCCAATGGAAGATTTGGTAAACGATTTTGAATCAAGTACTTCGAATGTAGAGCTATCACCAGGTGGAGAGATGATTACTAGGCCATTTGATGTTAAAAGACATGTAGTAGGTCCTGCTTTAAAAACAGACAATAGTAGAAATACATCTTTTGTTGGACCAGTAGGTATGGTATCTGATTCTGAACTTGAGGATATTTACGATACAAAACCTAGTTCGGATTTATTATCTAGTAATTACAGCACTCAATATAGTTTGTCGCAAAACAATCAACTACCTGAAAGTGTGAGAGAAGACATTTCATCAATGCCTTCTGGTTATTTTAATCTTATGGACGAACAAGTTAAAGATAATTATGGTAATTTTCTTACAAAAGACAGGACTAATGCTTTAATAGAGTTTGGAGAAACATTTGGTTATGGAAATGGAATACCTCAAGTGCAAAATGCATTTGATGTTTTTTCAAAAAAATTCAATGAAAAGAAAGGATATTAAACAAATGCAAATTAATTTTGATTTTATAAAACAAAACGAAGGTAAAGCTATAACCAAAGCTTATATACCTGAAAATAAAGATGGTTCTATTTTAGGACAATCTGGTGTCACTATTGCATCAGGATTCGATTTAGGTCAACAAGATATAACATCTATATCTGAATTATCTAAAGATTTGCAAGACAAATTAATACCATATTTAGGTGCAAAAAAAGACAAAGCAGCATCTAAGTTAAAAGAAACTGGTGGGTTACAATTAACAGATAAAGAAGTTAATGAAATAGATATGATGGCTAAACAAAAATATTCTAATAAGGTAAAAGAATCATATAGTAAGTTAACTGGTAAAAGTTTTGATGAACTTCCATCTAATTTACAAACTGTAATTGCAGATATACAATTCCAATATGGTACTAATTACAATAGAACACCAAAGTTTGCAGGGATTATACAAGAAATAGCAGAGAATCCATCTAATGTAGAATCATACATGAAGTTAGAAAATGAATTAAGAAATTTTGGTGATAGTTATTCAACTAGAAGAGGAAAAGGAGCAGATTTAATTAAAGACCAAATAGGTAAAATGCAAGGTAGTGCTCCTGAAATTATGGACCAAAAAATAAAAATGCAAGAAATGTACATGAAAGCTAAAAAACAAGCTTCTTCGAGAGTAGCAATAAAATTTAATATTTTAAATGTAATGAAAGACTTAGGTCAAGTTTTTCAGTCGCATAACAAGGAGGAAAAATAATGCCATTTCCATTATTAACAGCAGGTATAAAATTAGGTATAGGAGCATATAAAAATAAAAATGCTTTAGGTAAATTAAAAATGTTAGGTAAAGGAGCTTCTGCTTTATCAGGATTCTTTGGAAGTAAAAAGAAAAGAGAGAAAGAGTCTCAAAAACTAAAAGATTTTAGTGGTTTACTAGAACAACAATACACATCCTTAGAGGGGACTATAGGTGATGTGCAACAAGAATTTTCAACACAAAGACAACTTGTAGGTGAAGGACAAGACATTCAACAGAAACAAGCTGTTATGGGATACGGTTTAGGTCAACAACAAATGGCTGGTCAAATAGGAAGTACTGGATTAGCAGGTAGTGGAGCAGGTCAAGAAACTATGCAGTTAGCACAACAAGAGTTTGCTAATCAACAAATGACTAGAGCATTGCAAGCAAGGGAGCAACGTTTTAGTTTGGGCCTAAGAGAGTCTTCACGTATGCGTGATATACAAGCTGCAGGTTTTCAGCTAGATAGAGCAGCAGCAGAAAAAGGTTTAAAAAGTAAAAACTATGGACAGTCCTTAATGGACATGATGGAGGTTTAATATGGCGAGTAATGAAACAATAAAAAATTTAACTGCGATATTAGGAGCATTATCAGAATACAATGCTCCACGTAGAGAGGTTGAATTATATGCAAAAAAAAGATTAATAGATTTTAATATGGAACAAAAATTATTAAATTTAGAACTAGAACAAGCTGCAGCTAGCGATAAAGCTGTGGGTATAGAAATGGCAGCTCAACTTGCTAGAGATAAAGATTTTGGAATAGTATCTACTCCAGAAGCTTCTGAATCATTAATTAAAAAATATGAAGATGACAAAACTTTAACTCCTATGGATATTGTAAGGGGAAGTGTGAGAGGACCTGGATTGCAAGGTTCTTTAGCACTTACTCAACAAACTCACAAAGAAAAAGTGCAAAATGATTTATCATCTGCTATAGACTTACTTGCAACAAATGTATATAAAGGAACAATGGATGAAACAGGTATTCCTAATGTTATTGGAACATTTACTACACAAGCAGGAGTAGCAAAAGGGCAAATGAAAACTGAATTATTAGAAGACGCAGCTAAATACAAGTCTCAAATAAATAGGATATTAAATAGTTCTGAATACAAAGGAGAAAATCTTTTAGACGAAAATTTAATGGATAAATTAAATACAACCAATGAATTGTTAGACTTGTCTATCGATAGTTTATCAAATTAATATATGAATCCGCAATTACAATATCTTAATAGATTAGTTTCTATTAAAGCTATAACACCAGAAGATTATTATAATAGACTGGGATTAGCTTATAGGAACTCTCCTACATCATTCAATGAAGACGATGTAGATTTCATGGAAAAAACTTTCAAGGAAGCTAGTATACCTTTTAACAGGGATATGAAAGCTGCTGAAGCTAATCTTGGTTCTACATTAAATCAATTTGTATCTGGACTAGCTGAAGGATTTACTACTTTAGGTTGGGCTGAAGACCCTGACACTACAACAGAATCTATTGCAAACAAAGTAGGACACCTTGTTGGTTTAGCACCTGATGTTATTATGGGTGTTCTATCTATGGGTGCAGCAGTCCCTGGTATTGTTGGTAAAAGAGCAGTAGCAAAAGGCGCTGTTAAAACTGCAGCTAGAGCTGGTCTTGCTCAAGAAAAAATAGTAGGTGCTAGTCAAGCGTACGAATCTGCATTATCTGCAACAGCTAAACGTTTAAAGATAGGTAATTTTAATCTTGCTAAAAATGTAGAAGGCAAAACATATTTACGTTCTGTTCCTATGAAAATAGCCGACATTATAGTAGACAATGCAAAAAAATCTATGGGTAAAAACAACCTTCTTACATCTGGGTTTTTTAATAAAGGTATATTAGGTAGTAAACGTTTTAGAGAAACTGCTGAACAAGGTATACACCTTGGTGTTGGACTTGGTGTTAGTGCATGGAAAGAAGGTCCAAAAGGTATGGCAGAAGCAGGAATGCACGGAGCTATGGCAGGTGCTGTATTTGGTGGTGTAGCACAATATGTAGATATTGCTAAGCTAATGGGTAATCCTGCAACGGCAGCACTTGGTAAGCAAGCTGTTAAAAACACTGTAAATAAAATGTCTATGGAGCAAATGCAAGCTATTAACGTTGGTTTGCGTGGTACAATAGGTTCTGCATATACTGGTATTACTGCACAGAAAGCTGATTTACCATTACCAGAAGTAGTATATGAATATTTATTAGGATTCTTTTTTGGTGCATCTGGTACACGTAAAGGTGAAATACAACGTAGAAGATTATTATTTGACAAAGATAATAATAGCAGAGTACGTACATTGGATAATCTTGAAGTTGTTGATAAAGAAGTAAAGAAAACAAAAGAATACCAAGAGTTAGAACCACAAGATAAAGCATGGTGGGAAAATTATAAAGAAACATTATATGACCAACAAGTTATTTATATAAATGCAAAACGTACTACAGCTGCTAATATTATATTTGAAAATGTTAAAAATCAAGAAGGAAACTTTAATAAAGATACTTTAAAAGAATTTAACAAAAAACAAATGGAGTCTGAAGAAATAAAAGATTCTGGACTTTCTCAAGAACAAGTAGGAAACATTACTAAAGATAGTATTGAAATACAAAAAGAATTTTCTAAAGAAAAAGATGCAGACTTAATTAATGAACAATTTAATATTAAGCTTGAAGAAGCGGGAGAACTTCGTGTTAAATTAGAAAGTAAAGATTTAACAGATGAAATGTCCTTAGGTAATTCTTACACACAATTAACAGACAGCTTGTTAAACATAAAACCAGAATTAACTAGAACTCAAGTACAACAAAAGTTACGTAAAGCTGTTAAAGATAGTAAGTTTGATATTGATATTTTTAATGCTGAATTATCTAAAGAGTTTAACGAAACTACTGTTAAACAAAACTCGAAAGAACTTAAGAAATATTTTTACAGAAAAAAATACCATGCAAATCACAAAGAACTTATGGTAATTACAGAGTATGGTGATAAACAATACAACATATTAGGTATAGGTTCTGGTGAAAAAGAAATAGAAGTAAGTAAAAAAGGCGATGACCTCACTGTTCCACAAACTCAAAACAAAGAAAATAAAATGTTTGGTGGTATAGTTAGAAAAGTTATCCAATATATAGATAGATTTATATATACACCGAAAGGTCAAAAGGGTAAAAACGTACAAGAACACACTACTCCTCTAGAAATGAAATTTGGTGAACATACTTTAGGTATAGATATTATATTGAATGAAATCAATAAAAAAGTAGGTGATAACTGGTATATACAGGGTGCTAATAAAGACAACGGAACATTAGTTTTGCATCAACATGGTGTTAAAAAAGGTCAGGTTAAAGAAGTATTGAATGTTGTACAACAAAAAAAGTACGGTATTATGCCAGAAAAAGGATTTGAAAGAGAAACTGCTAGTAATATTGTATGGGATTTAAGACGTAATGGATTACTAGAAAAAGATTTTACTAAACAAGATTTAGAAACTGCAATGGATATATTTATAGACCCTGCTAATGGGTTTACTACTAATCTTGTAAAATGGAATAAGTACCAACCATTATCATCTGGTATGGATTTACCATTAGAAGCTAAAGATTTTAAAAGTTTGTTATCTGAAGTTGTTGAAGGCAGTATAGATATTACGATGTATTCTGGTGCTGCTGCAGGTGCAGATAAAGCATGGGCAGAAGCTGCTAGAAAACAAGGTCATAAAGTTAAAGAATTTATAGCTGGTCAAGCTGGTCCTGAAGTTGATGTATTTTTAAATAAAGCTAATGAAACTCTTAAAAGAAATTTTAATGGACAACCCTTATTGAGAAGAAATTATTTACAAGTTAAAGACTCTGATATGGTTTTAGCTGTTAGCGAATTATTACCTGGAAATAAGATAGTAAAAGGAGGAACTGCTTGGGCTGTACAAATGGGTATAGACAAGGGAATACCAGTAGAAGTGTTCAATCAAAAAGACAATACATGGTATAAATGGAATGGAAAAGAATTTGAAAAACAAAAGTCTAATTATGTTCCTACACCAACTCCTAATTATACTGGTATAGGTACTAGGGGTTTAAGTAAACAAGGAAAAGCTGCAATAGATAAGGTTGTATCAAGAGTTCAAAAAGGAACAGAGGGTCAAATTGACGGTTTCTTTAATATGATTACTGCTAAAGATGGTAAAATATCAGAAGAAATATTAAAAAAGTTCCCCGAGTTTAATGCTGACACCGCTACTGATGGTGTATTATATTTTAGAAATGATGTTATGGATAGAATGTTAGATGTATTCGGTTTTGATAAAAACATTGGATTTGTAAAACCAGTAGGTTTTATTAGACCTAGAAATGGTAAAGGTAATATACTATTAAAAGTAGGTGGATTTAGACCATCAGAAAAATTAAATCAATACATGGTAGATAATAACATTCATATGATTGCTTACGAATCAGGAGTCAAATCAAAAGGTAATGTAAAGTTTTCTGATTTAGATTATAATTCTAAAACAAAACAATGGGAAACTACAGAAACACCAGAAGTGTTAAAAGTTAGACCAGATGAAATAGGTATTAATGTAGATGTATATGAAAAAATAGAATCTGGTAATATTAAAGTTATGAAAGGTGTGTTTGATAAAAATACATCTATTCAGTTTAGTCCTGAGTATTGGGAAACTCTCGATAGGATACGCAGTATAGCTAAACGTGGTGATAGTGCAGTTAATGAATTAGTTGGTAAATCTATTGCAGATAAAACTACTATAGCACAATTAGATATTGATAAAGTTTCTTTGAAGTTAATTAACGATATATTAGAAAAACATTTAGACAAACCTATTGCAAAGCAAGTATTAAAAGAAATATTTAATAAAGGTAACAAAGAAGATTACCAAGTATTAGAATCTTACGAAATAGATGGTGTTCCTGGATTAATTGAAAATTCTCAAGTAGTAGAGTTGTTAAATAAGTCTAATAGTGCATTTACATTTATGACATCACCGAGGTTTCAACCTTACATACAAAAAACAATACGTAACTATATGGCTGCGAGAGTTGTTCGTTTTAATGTAGAGAATGGATTTAAAGCTAAACTATATGGATATGATAAAGAAATATATACAGATAGCAGAATTGGTAACGACCAATTCATGTTATCCGAAGGACATAAAAAAGATTTGATAAGAGTAGAAGGTCAAGAAAAACCTATGACATTAGATGCTGCATTTCGTGAATACCAACGTTTACAGAAATACAAGGTATCTACACTTAAAGAAAAAGATTTACAACGATTTGATGCACTCGAAGAAGCTTTAACATATCTTATAGCAAGAGCACCAATATCTGGTAATGGTGGTGTAAGAGCATTGCGTTTTAATGGTTTTGTTAAACGTAAAGGTTTTGGAATGTTTACAAATGAATACAATGATTATTATTTAGGCGGTGCTGACAAAGATGCTGATGCAGTTCACGCATATCAAAGTATAGATAAAGTAATTAAAAAAGAATTTGCTAAACCAGAAATACAAAAAGAATTAGAAGATGGTAATAAATTTATAAACATTAAAGATAAAAAAATTGGTAAAGATTTATATGGTGTTGAAACTGGAGAATCGTATACTTTAAACGATTTATTTAGTCCTAGAAAAAGATTAGAAATAGGTTATATGGCACACCAAGGTAAAAAACAAATGGGTGAAATAGTAAACGCTGGTGTTAATATGATTAACTTATTTGATATTGCTTCAAGAACAGGTGGGCGTATTGATGTAGGAAAGCTTACTGAACAAGGAATAGAAAGATTAGACCAAATTACAAAATCTAAAGCATATTCACGTGGAGAAATTATAGTAGATTCTATTGAGCCTAATGTAAATTATTCTTTTGTAATTAAAGGAAATTTAAAAGATTTGGTTAGAGATGTATATAACGGTATTAATTGGATGGCAGATAGTGCCGAAATATCTAAAGTATTTTCTGCTAAAGAAGCATTATCTAGAGTATTTAACAAGCATTTTAATATTAGAAAAGCAAATGGGGAAATGGCCGAAGTATCTGATTTTTATTTTTTAAAACATTTTGAAGGATACGGTGCTTTTAAAAACTTTAGAGATAGTTTATTTGGATACAAAGCTAATACTGAACTTAAAAATATATCAGAACGTGCAGAACATTTCTTAGAATATTTTGGCAGTAGAGAAGGTTCGCCTAAAGGATTTTTAGAAGGATTAGCAAAACAATATAAAAATATATCATTAGAAATAGACCCATTTAAATACTATAATAAAAAAGATGTAGTGACTATGTTGCGTAGATTTAATCTTGAATTAGCAAATAATCCTTTATTGAAAGACCTTGATATTCTTGATACGTATTCTACGTTATTATCTCCAAAAGAACTAGACTTGATGATAGAGTCGGATGCTTTTGTGTATCAACGTGCACAAGATGTTATAGGGATGCAATTAGCTATTAATCAAGCTGGTAAAGTTATTGACATTATGACACGCAATGGTATATCTCAAGAAAAAGCTACAAGAATTATGTCTGATATGGTAAAGAAAACATACGATATCAAACAAGATAGCTATGAAAGAAATAAAGAATTTAAAGAAAAAAGAACTAACAATATTAATAGATATATTTTCTTACATAAACAAGCCATTAAAGATGCTATAACAAAACTAGGGGGTGGTGCTAAATTAAAAGAAGTATTTAGAAAAGAAATAGACACTGCTTACGATTTCTTTTTAATCGCTAATCCAATATCTAAAGATGGTATGAAAAATAGAAAAGAAATGAAATTTGCTGAAATAAATCAAAAAGAAATTAAAGAACAAATTAAAAAAATTAATGAAGAAGTAGAAACCTTAGGAGATAGACAATCAACACCAAGGTTAGAAAAATTGTATTCACAGTTGAATTACAAAATCGGTAGATATAGTGGTCGTGTAGACTCTGTGATGCAAAGTCCTTTGGTTGAACCAAGTAGTATAAAAAAGTTTTATGCGTCTATGGACAAATTATTTGATATGTCTAAAAAGATTAAATCAGATGAAACACCTAATGCAGTTAAGGAAGGTAGAGGCGTTGAAGAGGTTATTGCAAAAGAACGTACAAGCAGAGCAGACCAAATAGAACAAACTACTACAGATTTAATAGAAGCTATGCCAGTAGTTGATGGAATTAAAATAGATTTAGAAAAAACAAAAATGGATATATTAAGTAAAAAAGATATTAATCCTATAGACATAGAGTTTTTAAATACCATGGAGATTATTAAAGACCGACCTGGCTATATAGATTATATAGGTAATATGTTTTTAGAATTTCAACAAAACTTTTTAAGCAAAGCTGGTAAAGTTAATGAAGTTGAATTAAGAGATTTGCAATTATTTAATAAATATTTAAAAGATTTAATGGGTGCAGAAGGTAGCATTTTTAAACAAATTGAAAAAAGTAAAAAAAATGACGGACCAAAAGGTAAACATCACATCTTATTTTTTGGACAAGCAGAAAAAGCTATGCGTTCTGATATACAAAAAAGATTAACAGATGTTATGGTAACAGATAAAAATGGTAATGTTGCTAAGGTTAGTTTAAAAGTTCCCACTACTACACTAACTAAAAATTTAGAAGCTGCTAGATTTTTTCACAGATTAGACAATAGATTAAAAGTTGTAATACAAGAACGTATGCAAGAAGAGTTCAAGTTTTTAAATAAAGATGATGCAAACATACAACGTGGTGATTTTGATGCAATATTTACTGCTGTAGTTTTTGAAAAACAAATGCGTTTGTATGATATACAGCAAAAAATTACAGACCAAGGTTCAAGCAAAATAAATGATGCTGAGCAATATGTTTATTCAGAATATAAAAAGTCTCAAAAAGTTTTAAAAAAATTAAAAGATAGTAATACTATTTACAAATTAATAGACCCTAAAGTTAAAGGAGAGTTTAAAGATACTACTCCACAAGAATTGTTTAATCGTATTGATAAATCAATTACTACATTACTTACACAGGTTAAAAATGATATTATTGTAAGTAAACATCCTCTTATAAAAGATATTTTAATTAAAGAAGGTAAAAAGGTTAATGAATTTAAACCTGAAAAAGAATTAACTAAAGATGACCCTGGATTTGAAATACAAGAATTAAATAAATTGTTATTAGATAAAAATGGAATTATGAGTGACATGAGTAAAGTGGATATACTTTATAAAAAACTTTTAGAAACTGAAGTGTTAGACCCTCTTAACATTGTAAACAAAATGTTTTCATTAACTGATGCTAGATATATTGAATACCAAAAAGGTGTTAGTGATATGATAATAGAAAAATTTCCAAATATAAATTTACAAAAATTAAATAAATCTCAAGTAAAATTAATTAAAGAATATAAAAAGTTTTTAGAGGAAGTGTATCCTTACGAAAAAAATATATCTATTGGTAGATTTGAATCACCAGATGGTATGGTTAGAGATTATTTTCCACAATTAGGACAATATAATATTAAAAGTAATTGGCCTAAACTTAAAGAATACGTTGAAAATAATATTGAAGGATATAGAAAAGGAATTGTTAGCTCTAAAGATTTACCTGGTAATTTAAGAAGACAATACGACACTGGTTTATTAAGTTTTCCTGCAGCTAAAGCATTAGCAGTAGAAGCACGTAGACAAATGCTAGATAGAATGCGTATTACAGGACTTTCTGGTGACCTTGCTACTTCGGAAGTAGCTAATTCATCTATATTGAGTACAAGACCACAAAACTGGTTACAACAAACTACTGGTAATTTAAAATCAAGAAGTGCAGATTTTATGCCTTTTTATGACACGAGTGTAAATGCTTTAGATATGTATATGGGTTCTGTGTATAGAAATTATATTGACGTAGTAAGAAATATTAGAGTAGATAATAATATCAGAAGATTTGAAAAAGAAAAACCATTTGGTGAATTTACACCTAATTGGTCTGCTTATATGAGAGATGCACACAACAATATAGCTGGATACCCTTCTTTACGTAACTTTGACTTACATGGTATTAAACAAAAAGAATTAAGTACTATTAATCGTTACATTGAATCTGATTTAGATTTTGTAAAGATGAAAGCAACAAATGTAGAAAAAAGATTTTTACAAGATATGCAAGAACAATTAGGACTTACTGCATTGCAGCAACATAAAATATTACAAGAAATTAAAAAACCAGGTAAACAATTAATGGGTCCAGAATTAACTAAAGAAGCATTGAAAGAAAACTATAAAGAATTAGCACAATCTAAAAATGTAAATAAAATAAATAGGTTTGGTACTGCATACCAAGTGTTTAGTGATGAAGCTTTAGTAAATGTAGCAGAACGTTTTAATGATGCTTTTGGTGGTAACTTATTTAAAAATGCACCTAAAGAAGGTAAAGCTAGAAGATTTTATTTAGCTAATAAATTCAAAAACTTCAGCACACTTGAAGGTAAATTTGAAATGTTATCATTACTATCTCACCCTAAAACAGCTATTACTAATTTTTATGGTGGTTTTACAAATACCATATCTGATGTTGGTTGGGAAGCATTTAGACAAGCTTCTTCTTCTAAGTGGCTGTTAAGTAATGCTTTTCCAAACGCTGAGTATTTTTCAGTAAATTCTAAAGGTAAAAGAATTAAACAACAAATAAAAAGCAAAGAAGATATCAATAGATTTATGGCAGAACTTGGTGTATTTGAAGACATGTTTATACAGGAAGCATTTTATTCTAGTAGACTATCTAAGATAAATAGTAAACGTTTCTTAAATGAACTAGCAAGAAGATTGAATGGTAAAATTAAAGAAGGTGAACTATCACTAGAAAATGAAGCAAATTATAACAAAGTACAAAAACAAACATTAAAAGAAGTAGCTAAAGAGTTTGGTATTCTTGACAATGTAGTTGAAAAAGGTGCTTTTTTTATGAGACGTTCTGAAATGATATTACGTAGTACTACTTGGTTAGCTAATTACATACAAGGTAGAAATTTATTTATTAGAGATATGGGTGTTGATTTAGCTTTTAATGACCCTATGTTATTAAACTATGCAAGTAAAGGTGTTAAAGCTTCTCAGTTTATTTATCATGCTGCAGAAAGACCTAATTTTAGTAATACATCTTTAGGTAGAGTTATGACACGTTTTCATCCCTATGCTTGGAATAGTATTAAAAGAAGAATTGATATATATAAAGGTGCTGGATATGAATCTTGGAAAGGTGGATTATCTACACAAAAAGCACAACGTCAATTTACTGCAGATGTTATGGCACTATCATTAGCAAGTATATTTACTGCTAGTATATTTGAATATGCATTATCACCACCTATGTCTTGGATGCAAGATACAGCATCATTAATCTTTGGTGATGAAAAAGCAAGAGATAGAGCTTTCTTTAGTCAATATCCTATACCAGCATTAGCACCATTAAGTATTGTAACGCCACCTATTGGTCGTTTTGTATTATCACCATTAACAAGTATTATAAATGGTAATTGGGATGATTTCTATAATTATCAATTATATACATATTTCCCATTTGGTAGATTAGGAAGAGATTTATCTAGAACTGCTAAGTCTCCTGCTATGTTTTTAGACTTTATGACTGGTATTCCTCAACATCAAATACATTCTTATACAAGAGATATGATTTCTGACTATAATCAAGTAATTGATGAAGAAGAAAACACAGAATTAGATTAAATATACCATTAATACCAGTTTTAGCTTTAAACACATACTACAATAAACTATCTATATTAAGGCGACACTTATGTCGAATAATTTATTTTAAAGCCTTGTAGCCCTATTTAAATGGACTGTTTTTCTACGATTCTTAAATTTTCTATCAATCTTTCTATATTTACAAGAATTCCTAGCGATGTGTTATTATCACCACCACGAACTTTATCTACTGCTAATCTACTCTTTACTAAATACTTTAAAGTCTTTTTTAATAACTCTGTATCTATAACTATCATGCAGCCTTCTTGTATTTTATATACCCAAGTTTTAGCTTTGGTAGTTGCAAGACCAGATTGTTTACCTCTAGATTTATATTCAATATATATATTACCAGTCTCTATTGTTTTTCTATCGCTTTTTATTTCAACAGTAGAATCTTTTACTATTTCAGCAAATTCTGTTTCTGCTTTATTTCCAAATTTTAAATCATATTGAAAATCTGAATTATACTCCATCTTCTAAAACCAGAAGTATATTTTGCTGTCTCATAATAATATATTCTATTTTATCTATTTCCTGAACAACAAATCCAGGACCAAACAAAACCTTGTCACCAATATTTAATTCTTCTGCTTTACTACCCATAGCTACTACTTCACCAACGTTTTCTTTTATAGCTACGTCTGTTGTTAGAATAATACCTGCTTCTGTTTTATTTTCTCTACTTTGTTGTTTTATTACTACTTCATCTCTTAATGGTTTCATCTTATCTCCTTTTTATTCCCCTTCGTTATCTAATTTAGTGCCAACCAATTAGCAATACGATAGCTTTGCAAAAAATCTCTCACTTAATCGATAACCATTAACTAAGTAAGCGTGGACCTAACCACTCGGCTCCTTACACCGCACTGTGAAGGGGAATAATCTATTTATCTAATTAAACATCTCGTGTATCTTCTCTAACATATTTTTAATAATCTTATGTTCTCCCTCTGATACCCAGGGAGCTTTTTTGAAATTAAGTAATGCTGACCTTAATATCAATAACTCTTCTTTGTTGAATTTAGTCATCACAACACTC